ACGCCGGCCACCTCGACCCCAGCAAGCGCGCCACCCTCATTGCCGGCATCGCCGTCGGGCAAGACCCGCTCGTGCCGTCCCGGCTCAACAGCCGCATCCCCCTCTACACCGCGGTGCTCCTGCACCAGCACGCCATGCTGGTTGCCGAGAGCAGCGCTGCCACCTGATCGGAGTCGACCATGGCCAGCCTACAGACCTACGACCGTGGTTCGGTCTTCCTCGACAACCAACTCCTCGTGGAGTGCGTCAGTTTCACCGTCAAGGCGGACCCAAAGCTCAACCCGATCTCGACCATGAACAAGGGCTTCTCCGGCGTCAGCCCCGGCGCCGAGATGACCGAGGTGGAGATCACCGAAGCCCTGCCCCGCGCCGGCTTCGACTACGCCGCGCTTCAGCGGTTGCAGGGCGTCGACGTGGTGGAGTTCGTCTGCTTCCTGGGCGCGCAGAAGCTCAAGTGCAAGGGCTACATCTCCGGCCTTGACCTCGCCTCCGGCGTCGACAAGGGCGCCGAGGTGAAGTTCAACTTCATCGGCTCGCCCCTGGAAGCCTCGGACTTCTGATGCCGCTGCCGCCGACCCGACCCAACAGCGCCATCCCGGCGGACATCGATCCGCATAAGGTGCCGCCGAGCCAGCTCCTACAGCGGCTCATCCTGCGCGGCACGATGCCTCACAAGGTCGTGCCCTACCCGCGCTACGACGAGGCCGGCAAGTCCGTGGTCGACGTCCACGTCCGGCTGCTCACCGTGGCCGAGCAGGACATGGCGCTGGCCAACGCGCGCACCTACGTCGAGCGGCTCCTGTCCAACTCCAAGAAGGAACAGGCCCTCGACTGGCGCCCCGAGGAACTGGAGCACAACGCGCGCATCACGGAGATCCTCGCCATCGCCTGCCGTGAGCCCGACGACCCAGCCAAGCCGTTCTTCGCTCACGGCGTCGTCGACGCGCGCCAGCACTGCACCCCGGAAGAACTCGGCGCGCTGGCCAACGTGTACGCCACCCTCGCCAGTTACAACCCGCACCTGCGGGACATGAGCGACGAGGACATCGAAGCCTTCCTCCGCGCCATCAAGGAGGGGGCGCTGGAAAGCCCTTTCTCCTACTGCTCGCGCGAAGTGCTGGAGACCCTGCTCGACTACTGCGCGAAGCACTGGGGCGAACCGGTAGCTACCTCGACTGGCCCTTTACCGACCTGCTCCTGGTCATCGGGATCAGCCGCGCCGTGGACGAGTTCGACCGGAAGTTCCGCAAGAAATAAATGGCCTCGACCGTCCAGATCAACTTCCGCATCGGTGGCATCGACGCCGTGCGCGACGCGCTCAACAGCATCAGCCGCGCCAGCACCCGGGCCATTCAGCAGGGGGTGCGCGAGGAACAGCGTGCCGGCCGTGAGCGTGTGGGTACGGCCAAGCAGACCGAAGCCGCCGTCGCCAGGGAGAAGCGCGCCGCCGAACGCGAGGTCGCCCGTGCGTTGCGTGAGCAACAGCGCGCCGAGCGCCGGATCAACACCGAGCGCGTGGCCGAAGAAAAGAAGATGGCCCGCGAGGTCGTGGCCGTCGTGCGCCAGGCCAACCGGGAGAAACTCGCCGCCGAGCGCGAGGTGGACCGGGAGCAGCGCCGGATCGCCAACCAGGCCCGCACCCGGGCAGAGCAGAGCGTGCGTGAGCGCCAGCGCCTCCTCGGCGGCATGGTGGGCGGGGCCGTCTCTGGCGCTGCCTCCGGGGTGCGTGCCGTGGGTCGCGGGGCCGGGTCGCTGCTCCGCGGCGGCATGGGCCTGGCGTCCACGCTGATGACCGGCGCCGGCATCGAGGCCGGCCTGGGCCGCGGCGTCCGCGTGGCCAGCGAACGCGCCACCCTGGCCACCGATCTCGTCAACGCCAGCGTGAGCGGCGAGAAGGGCGAGATGATGACCATGGTGGACCGGCAGAAGAAAGCCGCCGGTCTGACCAAGACCATGCAGGAGATCGGGTCCGCCACGGCGATGGACCCGACCGCGCTGCTGGAGGGCCTCGGAAAGTTCGTCGGCAAGACCGGCGACCTGGAGACCGGCGTGGCGTCGATGCGCGAACTTGCCATCATCGCCCGCGCCACCGGCTCCAGCGTCTCGGACGTGGCGAGCGCCGCAGGCGACGTGTCCGCCAACCTCGGCGACATGCCCAACAAGGGTAAGGTTGTGGCTCAGGTCATGCGCGTCTTCGCCGGCCAGGGGAAGCTCGGCGCCGTCGAGATCAAGGACCTGTCCAAGCAGATGGCCGGACTGGCTGCGCAAGCATCCATGTTTGGCACCGACTCCGAGACGGCCATGGCCAGCCTCGGGGCGCTGACGCAGGAGTCCCGACAACGCGGCGGCAGCAAGTCCGCGGCGCAGGCCGTGACCAGTTCCCAGGCGTTCGTCAACACGTTCAACAAGGGCCGCGCCGACGAGGCGTTCAAGTCCCTGGGCGTCCAGTACAAGGACGAGAAGGGGCTGCTGGACCCGGAGCAGATCATCACCAACGCGCTGCGCGCCACCGGCGGCGATAGCGTCAAGATGGGCAAGCTCTTCGCGGACGTCCGCGCCCGCAGCGCCACCCTCGGGTTCGAGTCGATCTACCGCAAGGCCGGTGGCGGCGAGGCCGGCATCAGCGCGGTCAAGGAGGAGTTCGCCAAACTCCGCGGCGCCACGCTCGGCAAGGGCGACGAGGCCGCGGCGTTCGCGGCGTCGATGGAGACTCCGGAGGCCAAGGCGCAGAAGTTCCAGCAGCGCATCGACGAACTCAGCATGCAGATGGCCGACAAGTTGATGCCGGCCATGCTCAAGTTCGTCCCGGTCGCCGAGAAGGGCGCCGACGTCCTGCTCAAGTTCGTCGACGCCGTGGCGCCCAACGCGGACCAGCTCGCCGCGTCGCTCGGCAACCTGGCGCCCCTGGCGGCCCGCGCCGCAGAGGCCCTGGCCAAGATCATCAGCATGGCATCCGGTAGCCCCGGGACCGCCGCCAGTTTGGTCGTCGGTGGCATGGTCGCCAAGGGCGTCATCGGCGCCGCCGCTGGCAACGCCGCGGTCCAGTCCGCCGTGGGCGCCGGGGTCGCTGGCGTCGGGGGCAAGTTGGCCACCGGCGCCGCCGGCCTGGCGTCGTCATCGGTGGGCGCAAGCATCGCCGCCGGCACCGTCGGGTTCGGGCTTACCTACGCCGGCCTCTCCTACGCCGACGACAAGAGCAAGGACAAGCGCGACCAGAGCCAGAAACTCATCAACGAGTCGGTCGGGCTCCGGTTCAAGATCGGGTCCGGCCAGGGCTCCGAGGCCGACGTGGCGCGGGCGCAGGCCCTCGTGGCGCAACTCGGCAAGGTCGGCGAGAACACGTCGGTGGTCGACAAGGTGCTCGGCAACTCCCGCGAGGACCAGGCCAAGGCGGCAGCGAGCGACCTGTCCGCCGCGCTGTCCAAGGCCACGATGAAACTGGACCCGAGCACGCAGGTCCAGATCGCGCCGGGCACAGAACTCACCGTGCGGGTCAGCAATGCCGGAGAGATCGCCGCCGCTGGGAACATTCAGCAGCCCAAGGCCCAGACCGAGTAGCCATGCCCATCGACCCGACGACGAAGCGCAGCGACCTGGACGTGCTGGCCACGACCAGCCTGGCGCAGTGGCGCGACGTGCCGTTCGTCTGCGGTCCGCTGTCGTTCGGCTTCGACCAGCAGCACGCCATCCACACCTACCCGGACCGTGACGCCGGCTACGTCGAGAGCACCGGGCGCAACCTGGCCACGTACACGTTCACGGCCATCTTCCGCCGGGGCGTCGTGGGGGACGGCGGCGGCAGCGATGCGTTCCCGAACGGGATGCTGCGCTTCCTGGCCGCCTGCGCCGACCGGACGGCAGGCGACCTGGACCACCCGATCCTCGGCAAGGTCCGGGCGAAGTGCCAGAACGTGCGCGCCCAGGTCGACCCGGCCCGGCGCGACGGCGCCGACGTGGAGGTCTCGTTCATCGAGGCGACCGACCGCGAGGACGAACTCACGGCGCTCCTGCAACAGAACTCCGCGCTGGGGTCGTCCTACGACGCGGCCCGGTCGTTTGACAGCGCCTACGGGGCCATCTCGCCGGAGCCCCCGGCGCTGCCGGAGTCACTCAAGCCGTCGCTGCTGGACAGCATCAAGCAGCTCGACGGCGCCATCGCGCAGGCACAACTCGGGGTCGGCAACGTGCTGTCCAAGATCGACGGCATGGCCAACGCGGTCAACAACTTGAGCGACCGCATCGCCAGCCTCGACGACCCGAAGAACGACCGGGCCCTCGGTGCGCTCGAAAAGCTCTTCGCGTCCCTGGTCCGCCTGGCCCGGGAAACGCAGCGCCAGGCCCGCCCGATCCGCCCCGCCATCCTCGACCGGCCCATGTCGGTCGTGGAGGCCGCCGGCACCTACGGCACCCCGCTGGGCGCGTTCCTGAAACTCAACCCCCTGGCCGCCGCCGTCGAGGTGCTGGCGCCCGGGTCCACCGTGTTCGTCTACGCCTGACCCACCGTGCCGACCACCCCCGACCTTGACCGCGTGGTCCTCGTGCTGGAGGACGGGAACGCCTTCGACCTGTGGGAAGAGGTCACCGTCGAGGACTCGTTCCTGGACCCGTGCCAAACGATGCGCCTGCGGG